GTATTCTCTCTTATCTTTAATAAACTCTTGTACAGTACCATTCTCCGTTACTACCAAAATCACTATTTGATTAATAGGATTACCTGTTAATTCTTCAAACATCTCAGCATATGCTGCAGTTTGAATGTAATAATTTTCATTGTAGGAATCATTTCTTTCTTTCGTAGATGTTTTAAAGTCTACGATTGATAACTCTCCTCTATAGTTTGCTATCAAATCTGTTCTTCCTGCTATCTTATATTTATCAGAATATAATACTAACTCTTGTCCAATAACCTGATTTATATTGTCAAATGTCTCTTTTTTTAACTCACTAAACAGACAATATGGTAAAAAATCTTTCTTGTGTTTTTCCATATCTAAACCATTTAGATAATCTTCACACATTTTGTGCACCTTTGAACCTCTTACAGCTGCTTTATTTGCTATGTGTGTGGCCACATCACCACCGACTTTTTTACGCCATCTCATTATACCTTCTTTATTTCTTGGTGATAATACTGTGGTGATAGATGGGTATTGATTACCCTCAGGTGTTATATAAAATCTTTTTTTATCTATTGTTTTTGCTTCTAATGAAGGCCAATAGTATGGGGTGTCATTTACAATGACCTCTACTTGTTTTGTCATAATTTATACTTGATGCCACTCTTTACTTTCAAATAATAATGATTCTGCTTGGCGTCTTCTGATTAAACCATCTAAGGTTTTACCACCTGCTTTATTCCACCTTCTCATTTCGAAAGGAACAGATTCATATTCTCCATTATTTAATTTTTTCAACATGGTTGAACTTCTTAAATTACCTGGGCCTAAATTAAATGTCCATGCAACTAATGCGTCAAATTGACTTTGGTCTAAATCAACCTTTACACTATCTTGCACATACTCTTCAAATTTAAAGATATCTCCTCTTAATAATTTTTCAGCTTCCTCTTGTGTGCAAACATCACCTTCTTTTACACCTGCAGTATGACCATAACCTATAGTCCACACTCCTGCAGAACATTTGTATGCTTCTAGTTTACAACCCTCAAATTTTTTGATGAGAGATAATCCCTCTAAACTAATTTTCATTTATAAGTCTACGCCTATACCTAGTTTGGTTTTTTCTATGAGATAATTTCTTACGAACCCAGACCTTACAATATCTGGTATCTCAAACTCTACACAAGTAAACTCATCCATGTTTTGTAACACTCTTAAAAAATCATGTAATCCATTTCTTTCATTTGTTTTTGTTAAATCTGTTTGACTAAAGTCACCACAGAAAAATATTTTAGAATCTTGTCCTACTCTTGTAACGATAGTATCTAATTCATGAAAGTTTAAGTTTTGGCATTCATCAACTATGATGATTGAATTATCAAAAGTTAAACCTCTTAAAAATGATGTTGATAAAAAATAAAGGCTTCCTTGTCTTTTTAGTGCATCATACAAACCTTTAAATGCATCTTCATTAGGTTGTTTGAACATAAACTGTACCATGTTTTGATATGGCACTTGATATAGTGCTGCTTTATCTTCTTCATCACCTGGTAAAAAACCAATCTCTCTTGTAGGTATAAGTGAACGAACAATAACAACTCTATCGAAGTTTGTTCCATTTCTTAAAACATCTTGTAGTGCTTGATACAAAGTAATAAATGTTTTACCTGTACCAGCACATCCAAAGAAAAACCCATTCTTACCTTGTTTATAACTTTCAAATACTAACTTTTGATTATCTGTTATAGGTTCTATCTTTACTAAATCACCAGATGTAACTTCTTTCTTTTTTGACATAAATCTATTTATCCTCTAAATTTTTTTCCAACTCTCATTAAACATACACATTCTAGTGCTTGTTTTATTTACAGGTATTTTCTCTTTATCTTTTTCTACAACTTTGTGAACTTCGTATAAAAACTGTAAGTCAAACAATTCAATTACTTTACCTGTCACAACTCTTTCAAACTCAGGCTCAGAATGTTCAATCATATCGCCTATTGATGGTTTTGTCATAAATTATTCCTAATAAGGTAGAGACCCATCAATCCTTGATAGGTCTCCTGTGTATAGTCTATTTGTATTTTGGCTATCACATAGCTATTTATCTAAATTGTATTTTTTTACCACTTTATCTTTCCTTTGGTCAGCAATAGATTTTCTACTGAACCTATCTGCAATAGGTGTATTTGGATGAGCATCTCCTATTTTTGAAAATACTTCTTTCATTCCACCATCCATTTTTTTAACAATATGGTCTCCTACAAAATTAGGAGCTGTTAATACAGGTTTTAAATTAGGGTTGTCTTTTAGATATTGTCCTTTCTCAGATATCTTCATCAACTTATCAAATACTTCACCTGTCTCTTTATCTTCAAATGTATATGTAGGCATTATGTATACCACTCTGGTTTTATTCTATTCTTCCAATTAGCAAATCCATTTTTGTAATTTATATAATAATTTTTATAACCTTGTATTGGGTTACCTGGTACTTTGCATTCTTCTGGCATAGCTTGTGGTAACTCCGTTAGTCCTTTGTCTTTAATATTTTTTGGTGTTTTTAATAAACACAATGATGGTCTTGTAGAACCATGTATTTTTCCATATCTATATGTATACTCTGCTAGACAAGCCATGTAAATCTTGTACATCAAACGATAATTTGATTTACTTTCACGCACCCACACATTACAAGGATGATTCACATGACTTGCTTTAAATAATATGTCCTCTCTTTTGTCTGGCAAACGCCATCTTCTAATTCTTCTATTATTGGCAGTCCTACCTTCGTATTCAGTGCCATCTAAAATTCTATGTGCTGTTGATAATAACTGAGCATACTCAGTAACCATTTTTACAACATGTTTGTCTACATGCCATTTAGCATTTTGTATTGGGTCTTCATGTAGATAAAATATGTTCATGTAATAACTCCCTCACTTCTATTAGATTCTTATATTCTAACACACTCTCACTCATACTCTCAATAGCCTGTATAATTAGACCAGAATCAGTCTCTAATACATCCATTAGTGGATAAGTATCAACATGAATTAAAAACACTGCTGTCTCTCCCTCTTTGACTGTCATTGTCCTTTCATGTTCAACTCTAAATGTTAAATCTTTTAAATTTTTAATCTCTGGTTTTTCATACAAGGGGTGATTACTATAACCACTTAAAGGTGATATACCCCAAGTGTATCTGTGAAATGACTGTCCACTACACATGGCTCTCATGATACCATCTGATGCACGAAGTAATGCCTCATTGTCTGCAATAGGTTCATGTAACTCTGTTAAACTTTTTCCTACTTTTTCACCAGCGTTCCAGCTAGACGGGAATGCAACAAAACAAGCTTCTAGTTTTCCTCTATGCATGATAACGACATCATCCTCTATTGCCAGTCCTAGCTGTTTGATATCTTTACATTCTGGTAATAATTGATAATTATCGTGTTCATTAAATAAACCTAACTTTTTAGCAGTTTCGTAAACTAAATCCTCTTTGATTGCTGTCTCAGTTTCAAACCAAACATTCTCACCTAGATTATTTAATTCTATAACCTTTTGTGCTTGTATTAATAAGTCTGTGTCGTTTACATTGAAAGATGGTCTTTCACATTGAGTAAAGACTGGTTTCATATCAAAAGGAACTCTTACTGCATGTTCAAACATTTTCTTTTGAATTTTGTTCCTCGATTCTTTTTTTCTGTTGATTGTGCATCATGACTAAAACTAAAGCCGTAGATACCACTGCAATAATATAAATTACTAAATCTGGTATGTAAAATCTCATGATACTTCTTTAACCTCTTGTACCACACATTTAGGAATGATAGTGGAATTACCACATTCATCAATACTACCATCATCTTTGAAATTAAAATCAGAAACAAGTCTTATCATTTCACCATCATCATCAATTAAAAAACCTGTACTAAGACATCTAGGTAAATTATCATCCTTTACATCTTCTACACTACGCCATGATGAATCAGATTGTATATCAATCCAAAACACATGTACAAACTTGTATGGTATTTTTTTGATTGCTCTACTCATAATATATAATCTCTCTGGTGTTCATGCCAGCCTCATATGATGAGGTTGAGAGAGAGAAGGCCGACATGAACGGGAAAGTATTTAAATGCCTGAAGCACTACCTGGTGCCTGTGGATAAACCTCTGGTTTAGGAATCATAAAATTTTCATCCCAGCCGAACGCCTCTTTCACCACATCTTTTGATAAACCTTTGTAAACTTGATGTAATCTTTTATCTTTTGCAGCAATCAAAACTTTTGCTTCACTCTCATGTAAACCCTCGCACATTTGTATGAACATTTGTTCTTTACGAGCTTGTTTTGTTTCATTGTCTGCACCTTTGATAAAGTGCCAAAGTTTTTTTGCCTCCATTGCTAGAACTGTATGTTCTGTTCCTTCGGGTGCGTCATTTGGTGTAAATGGAACATCACCTGATGGTATGACCCATTCTTTAGTTGGGTCAAAAGAAGCTTTCAATATCATTCTTAATGAATCACTATCATTTTGTTGTAGAATTTCAATCTTTTTAGCTTTGGTTTTTGCTTTATGAACTTTATCTAGGATTTCTGAAATGAGTAATGTATTATTACTGTTTTGTGCAGTTGCTATATTAACCATTTTAAAACTCTCCAATATTTTCAGTTAGACTTGTTAGTCTTTTTTCTATAAAGTAATTTAATAATTTGCTTCTATTACCACAAGAAGCTCCTTTGAAATCATCTAGTATATCTAATTCTAATTTTTCTGGTATATTATCCAAGTTAATTAATTTAAAATTCCTCTGATAATTTCGTTTCAATTCATCATTTAAATCATCAATTTCAGTAGCAAGTATATCATGCATCTTCTTAGATGTCAAGGGCCTTTGCCTTAATTCATCTGTAAAAGTATGGTCGGGTGATAGAACATTTGGAACACCATCTGATTTATCACCTTTTAATACATGCTCTTTTATATAGACATTTGGGTCAACTCCATTCACAAGTTTTTTAGTGATAGGACTATACTGACTTACATTGTCATATTTTTGTAACTGTATGAAATCTTTATCACCAGATACAATCATGATTTTCTCACTTTGATAATGTTTACATAATGTTGCAATTACATCATCTGCTTCTGCTCCATAAGTCTCTACAACTTTATAGGGCAAAAATTCTTTTATCTCATTTTTGATTTGATTGAGAACTTCAAAAATACTATCCCAATCCTTATTATCTTCTTCTCTATTTTTTCTACGATTTGATTTATACTGTGGAAAAAATTCTCTACGCCAGTATGATTTTGAATCATATGCTAGAACCATCTCTCCATAGTCTTCGTTAAACATTGTTCGATACATTCTTACAGAATTCAGTATCATGTGTCTAACCATATCTTCTTCTAACTCACCTTTGTTCATATGCAAATGCATCATAAGAGATGCAACAGATATTTGATTCATGTCAATTAGTATCATAATTCAGTATTCTGATTTGATGGTCGATATCTTATAATTAGACAAGCAATTGCAATCAATAATATTGCACTTGCCTCATAAACTAACGCACTTGGGTCCATGTCTTTACCTTGTAGTATTATTAATCTTGATAACGCTGTCATAGCAATAAACAATGGTAGTGTAATAGGTATCTTATTACTCATATAGAATACACCTATCATACCCAAGACCTCTGTGTATATAAACAACAATAACAAATCAGGTAGATTAACTTTTCCTACCATGTATATTGACATTATCTCTTGTATGGTTGCAACAATCGTTAGAAGTGCAATCACACCTAGTAATCCTTTTTCTATAATTTTTATTGAATTCATATCTCTCTCTTTAGAAAGGGTGGCCCGAAGACCACCCCACTAATTCTTAATTAATTAAGAAGCGTATGAAACTCCTGTTCCATAAAGTGCTTTGATTCCAGCAGCAATAATTGTTTTATCAACTTTACCACCCATCAATACTGCACCTACACCAGCGTTAATAATTGCTTGTGTTGGTTCACCCATACGATATGATGTACCATTTGCAGTTTTATTGATATAAATCATATGACCTTGACTTCTTAATTTGTCAACCATCGCTTGTGGTGATGTTAGGTCAAACTGACTTCTTAATTGAGACCAAGTAAGTGTCTTACCTGATTCAAATGCATTTAATACGCGTTGTGTTTTTGATAGTGCTTTTCTACCCATGTTATTTTCTCCTTTCGAAAATTAAATTTAATTTGACTAAATTAACGCCTCGTATAGTCATATCGGCGATTACATTATTGTAATTCTTAAAATTCTTTTCCGTCATTATCTTCATCATCTTTACCATGAATTTTTTCTGTTCTCAAATTATGTAAAGAACCTTTTTCTTTTTCATCTTTCCACTTTGATATCTCTTCAGGGTCAGTCTCTAATTCTGTATCTGGTAGAAATTCAACATCGGTCTGCTCCTCTGATATAGTTTCTGCCATCTCTACCAACTCTTTCAATAAACCACTATCGAACTTAGAATAGTGCATATCAACACCATCTGCATTTTCAGTCCTATCGGGTACCATTAGAGAATCAACTAATCCTTGAATTATATGTGGTAGGTTTTCTTGTCTAAACATAGCAGACTTAACTACTTCTGATAAAAAACCTATATCTAAAATAAAATCTGATTTTCCTATTTCATAACCTTGTTCTGATAAGGTATGAATTAATTGTACCATAATATTTTCAGTTATAGAATCAACCTTAAGTATCTTAGATTGCATTTCTAATTGAGTAGTATTTTTTTCTAAT